GGGCAGGGCCTGTGCCCGGAGCGCCGCGCCGGAAAAGTGCACGAACTCGCTCCGGCCCGTCTCCCCGATGATCCGGAAAACGCGCTCCTCGTCGTAGAACTGCCGCATCAGGTCCATGATGAGGTAGCATTCTTTGGCAAAGGCCCGGTAAGCGCTCTTGAGCATATCACGGGAGAGCTTGCTGCCCGCCTCCTGCAGCGCTGCAATGGCCGAAGCCGCCGTCACGCCGCCCGCGGTGCCGCCCTGGGTCATGTCCCGGTTGCCGCTGATCTCTTTCAGCTCCTCAATGCGGCTGTTGCGGTAGCTCAGGCTGTTGCCCTGCAGGCCGGTGGTCTGTAAGGACCGGAAACTGTCGTCTCCCAGCCGCCCCACCACATGCACGATGTCCCGGGAGAAGTCCGCCAGCTCTTCCTCGTTCACCCCCGCCGCGTCGCTCAGCACATACCGCTGTTTGGAGGAGAGCAGGACGTTCTCGTCCATGGCGTGGTTCATCCGGTCAATGGCGGTCTGGCACTCTTTCATCACGTCGATGTACCCAAAACCCGCCGGGCTGTCCTCCTCCACAAACAGCGGGTCAAACACAAACGGATACTGGCCGTGGTCGTAAAAGCCGCGTCCGGCGTATTCCGGGTCGTTCTCGCTGGCGTAGAGCACCACCCCGTTGCAGAACTTGCAGTAGTGGAGCACCCGGCGGCCCTCCGCGTTCCGCTTTTTGTAGTACCAGTCCACCACCACGCTCTTGTCGTTGGTGTCCAGCCCGCCGTCGTGGAGGTAGTGGGGCACCTCCAGCGCGCTGGTGCTGTGGCCCTCCAACTGGGGCCAGCGCTCGATCAGCTGGTCCGTGTCTTCCAGGCTCAGGGAGAAAAAGTTGGGTGACGCCTGGATATCGTCCACGCCCGGCTCCCAGTAGAGCATCAGCAGGTTCATGGGCCGCACCGTGATCTCGCCCACACCGCCCCGCTGTTCCGGGTCCCAGAACACCCCCTTGACGCCGGTGCCCTGCTTGAGCTTGCGCCACCAGGTGTCGCTGTACACCTGCTCATAGTCCGCCTGTTCCAGCACCACAGGCAGCACGCTGGAAAGCACCCGCGCGGTCTGCTCATCGTCCGGGGCCCGGGGCAGCACATTGGGGGCCGGGTAGTTGTCCATGGCGTCAGCATGCTTGTTGGCAATGGAGTTGAACAACCACCCGCTGGACGGCTGAGGCTTGCCCTCCATCATGGGGTTCTGGTAATTTTTCCAGTGCCCCATCCGGAACCACAGCTCGTTGTCCACCAGCCGTTGGTCCAGCGCCGCCTTGCCGACCTTGTACTTCTGCAAAATCTGCTCTGCCCGCGCCACCTCCTCCGCCCCGATGGGCGGCTTGTTCTCAAAATCAACCAAAATATCTCCTTTCTGCCCTTTGTCACGGGGCCCACTCTTTTTCGTATTTTCAAAAACTTTCGCGGTCTGGTGCAGTGGCCCGGCCTGCCAAGGGCTCCCCTGTCAGGGGAGCTGGCGAGCGCAGCGAGACTGAGAGGTTACACTCTGTAAAATCTTGGTCTTCCCCGCAGCTCCAGCGGGTCATCCCGGAGGGGCGGCACCGTCTTCTGCCGGGGCGGCGCGATGGGATGTTCCATCAGCACATAGCGGCACTCGTCGTAAATGTGGTCTTCCTGCCGGGTGTCGATGTCCTCCACATTGCTCTCGTCGTACACCAGATTCGGGATGGTCCGGATGAAATGCCGACAGGTGCTGAACACCTGAAACATCGGCCTGCCCTCCCCGTCAAAGGCCAGCCGGTAGTGGAACTGCATCTTGCCCGCCAGCCGGGTGTGGTCGCCGGGCCGCCAGTGCAGGAAATTGGGCGCCCGCTCCATCATAGCCGCGATGCTCTCGCCCCGGCTCTCGTCAAAGATGGCAGGGTCCGCGATGCCCTGAATGACCCGCCCCCGGAGCAGCGGGTCGTTCTGCTCCACTTCCCGGATTTGTCTTGCCTGCTCCACCGGGTCGATGCGCAGGCCCTCGTTGGGGCGTCCGGTGCAGCCGTACAGCTCCTTGACGCGGTAGAGCCGCCCCTCTTCGTCCGCCGCGTACCATCCCACCGAGAACGGCTTGGAGAAGCCGAAATCGTAACCCCGGTAAATTTTCCAGTGCTTCGGGATGGCAAACGGCGCAATGACATGGGTCCAGCGCTGGTCCTCATAGTGGGCCGGGTCATTCCGCCACTCGGTGAACACCTGCCCCTGAAAGCTGTCCCAGCTGCCGTAGAGCAGGGCCTGCTTTTCCGCTTCCGGCAGGCTGGCCAGAGC